ACCCATGCATATCCGTCATGTTCTTCGTTTAACGTTGGAAGGAATTCGTCTTTTAGTATGCACAGATATGTATGAAAACTAAATTTTTCATCTGTACTAATAAAAGTTTCTAATGGAATAGTTTTGATTATGTCCGGTAACTCACCGACTTCTTCGTGTATTTCTCTTTGTAGTGCAGGCCACGGAGCTTCGTCCTTGCCGTTAGTACCGCCTACTAATCCCCATACATGTTTTTGTTTACTTTGTGTGCGATGTAATAATAAAAACCGTTGTGTTTTAAGTGAATAAAACAAGGCACCACTGCATATAATTTCTTGACTCATACAAGTACTTATTTTAGAGTGACAGGCGCCAGGTGCCTTTTCGGTATTCGCCTTCGAATGAAAGTATCCATTCTGTACCAGTCCATCTGTACTGTACACCAGTATTTAGGTTGGTTATGTACTTTGTTTCAGTTCCGGAGTCTGTACTAGCATCAAATACAACGGTCCATTTGGTTCCATCCCATTCAACAATATCATTTTCACCAGCAACAAAGTCTGATCCGTCTGCATTTTTCCATGCATCTGGACCATCATATGGATCTTTAGAACTACCATCACTTGGATCCTGCCCAAAATCCATAAGTCCGCCGACATTAGCACTTGTGTTTATAGCACCTAGTAGTAATAATCTTAGTCCTGCCGCTTTAGCAGTAGTAGGATTATATGTTCTTGGATTAATAATAAAGTCAATTGACCCTGTATTATTTCTACCTGCTGGAGACGATAGCGTTGTATTAGTTGGAATTGTGTCTTCGTCCCAATCAATTATTAATTGACTTTCGTCTAATGTATTAATAGTTACTGATCCGTTAACGCTTATACTCGTGTCTTCACCTGCTAGTATTTTACGTTGTAATTGTAACTGTGTAAGACCTGCTCTGTATTGGCCAGGTAATGCTTCAATTAACCTAGTCCAGGTTACTGTACCTGTTTTCCCTCGGTCAATTAATTGTGCAATATTATTCATAACAATCATGTCGTAGTCTTTGTAAGTAGCAGTACTAACTGAAACATTTAAAGAATCTCGTTGAATACGATCAGTTTGTTTATCCATTGCCGCTCTTTCTGCTGGACTATCGGAGTATGCTTTTAGTTCAGGTGTACTAATTCCTAAAGCAACATTACCATTTGATTCGTCAAATATACTCATTATAACATTTGTTATAATTCCTAACTTTTTAACCTTAGCAGGCATGTTAATATATATTGGTGTTGTAAAACTAAGTTGTGCAACATCAATTTCGCTTTCTGTTCCAATAGGAATTGATCTTGAACTAAAACTCATACTTGTCAATTCTACACTAGTTAAACTACTCCAATCAACATAGTTGTCAGTAGTTTGTATTTCTAGACTAGGATTAAACAACATTAATAGTTGTTCCATAATTTGTAATTTTTGATCCGTGTTAGTTGACCAAATATCTACGTTAACATTTAATGTATATGGACTAGGCATAATACGTTCTACTGTATAGTTCTTGCCTTGTGTGTTTAAATATTCGTTACCAGTATCGTCGTATGCTCTTTCTCTGATATGTACTTTGTTAGTATATGAACTATCTGAAGTACGAGACCTATCTTGCTCTAATCCTGTAATGTAGACTGCCATACGTGGAGCACTAGGTACTTTGTTTTCTGAATTATCTCTTAGAATATGCCCAACTTGACGTGTGATATCTCCGTACATAACAGGCACACGTACTATTTTGTTGTCACCGTCTTTATATGAGAAGTTACTAAACAGTCTTACTAACTGAGTAAGGTATCTTCTTATTTGTCCATCATAAAAATGTTGCATTAATTATCTGCCTTGGGTCTAAGTGCTTTGCCTAATCCCTGTCTTTCTACTACAGTGTCGCCTGCAATAGTTGATGCATTAGTATTATTAACAAAGCCACTTCTTTGTGTCTGTTTAGTATCAGTATTAGTCATTGTCATACGTACATTATCTTCCATCTTAACCCATCTTCTTCCGTCGTATCTAAATAATCTATTTGGTAACATATCAATTCTTAAGAAATAATCTCCCTCAACTTGACTAAGTGGGAAACTAATACCGCTTCCAAACGCTTCTCCATTAGGTGCTAATCCATCACCAATAATGTAACCAGTATAGCCCTCACGCTCTGGTGTTTGGTTAACTCTATCTGCTAATTCATTTTGTGTACTTGCATCAAGTTCACTACTATCTGTTGTAACTAATTCAGGCTCACCGTTATCGTCTACTTGTAATGTATACAAATGACTAGTATCATAACCTGCTTTAGGAGCATCTGCTTCTGCTTGTGAAATAATAGCATCATTAACTTGCATTTCTCGCTCATATGTACTAAGAACATTACGTAATGTTTGTGAGCTTCCTTCTTCTGCTGGTAAATCAAGTATCTCTTTAAACTCTTGACTATCAAGAATCTGTTTCATTTTTACACGATATAAATGTGGATACCAAGTTGGTGAAAATCCTTCGCTTGCTCTGTTAACATCTTCTACTACATAGAAGCGTTTAAGAGCTACACTAAAATCATTAAGTGCATTTTCATCTTTTAAATGAGGTAATTCAATTACATCACCGGACATAATTTTACGCCCTAGTGTTTTTACACTGTAATTAATTGGTATTGTCATAAAGATGATATCATTTTGTAAGAATAAACCAAATTGGCTCATATCAAAATCTACATCTGAAACACTATAAATGCCACGCATTGTATAAATGTCAGGATCGTATTTACGATCTCTGTTTTCCATAAACAGCATGTCTTGTATATTGGTTTCTTTGACAGCATTATACTGCGGCTGATCAGCCGTAGCAGTTGCATCATCTGGGTTCTTAGGTCCTAAGTACTTGTGTACAAAGACGTCGGTACCTCCAACGGTAAACATCTCTGTTATAGTCTTATCTAAGAACGAATAATCTTTCCCTCTTTCGGGTTTGTATAAACTAAGTCTCGGCATAACAATAGTATTTATCGTAACGCATAAATACAATGTACGGAGAAGATACATGTCAACAAATATTAATACAAAAAAGCAAGAAGTTTACAAGTACGTAGAACTTAGTCTTGGTGGCGGAATGATCGATATTGAACTCGATCCAGAACACTATGAAAGTGCTCTTAATACAGCATTAACTAGGTTTAGACAGCGTAGTGAAAACGCTGTTGAAGAATCGTACATCTTTTTGCCTACAGTAATTGATCAAAATGATTACGTATTACCAAACGAAATAATGGAAGTTAAAAAGATTTATAGACGTTCAATTGGTTCACGCACAGGTGGCGGCGATGGCGGTACATTATTTGAACCATTTAACATGGCATACACAAATACCTATCTTTTAGCAAGTAGTAATATGGGCGGACTTGCAACTTATAATGCATTTGCAGGATATCAAGAATTAGTAGGACGTATGTTTGGATCATTCATTGAATTTAAATGGAACAGATCAAATAAAAAACTTACAATCTTACAACGTGCTCGTGCAGAAGAAGAATTATTACTAGAGTGTTACAATTACAGACCAGACTTTGAATTATTAGATGACTATATGGCTGTACAATGGATCAAAGATTACACACTTGCAAAGTGTAAGTACATGCTAGGAGAAGCACGTAGTAAATTTGCTACTATTTCAGGCCCACAAGGTGGTAGCTCACTTAATGGTGATGCACTAAAAGCTGAAGCACAATCCGAAATGGAAAAACTTGATTCAGAAGTATCACTAGCAATGGCTGGCGGCGTTGGCTACGGCTTCACAATTGGCTAAAATAACACTTGACATCCGATAAATTATAACGTATAATATATTATAAATTAAGGATTCATTATGATTATTGGAATTTGTGGACTCATCAGTTGTGGTAAAGGTACAGTAGCAGACATTCTAGTCGACGAACACAACTTTAAAAAAATTAGTTTTGCAGATAAACTTAAAGATGCAGTATCTTTAATGTTTGATTGGCCACGTGATATGCTTGAAGGTGAAACTCCAGACAGTCGTTACTGGCGAGAACAAGAAGATAAATTTTGGACAGAAGAAACAGGACGTAGTGTAACTCCAAGATTAGTACTGCAAGAATTTGGTACTGATTGTATGCGTAATGGGTTCTATGACGGTATTTGGGTAAGTTTTGTAAAAAAGACTATTGTTGATAATCCTAATACAAATTTTGTTATTCCTGATGTAC